TCAAAGTTATGAATATATTGAACACAATTTTCGATGCCGTCAGAAATCATATCCTCACGGAACATGTAATTCACAAAGTTTGGTTTGTATGAAAGGTGTGTTGCGATCTTTAAAAAACACTCACCAAGATAATTCGGAATAGGAGGTTTCGTTTCCCATTGTTTTGATCTCTCTTTCCTTTCCCTATCTTTAGGTAAATCTTTTAAGTTAATATCAAATTGTTTAAGATATGACTGCTCAACCTTTGTTCGGTAGACAATCATTGCCTCTAATAATTCTTTATTATTTACATAGTGTTCTGCCTTTTTCTTAGCCATAGGAACATGATATTTTATTATTAGTTATCTGTATCATAACACAATATGATATAAATGGCAAGATACTTGACAAAGGTGCCGATAATGAGTAGAATACCTTTGTTAGGGTTAAAGAGATACTTAGCTTTCTTTAATATCTTTAAGTTTAAAGATATTTTCTAGTTTTTCTCTAGCTTCCTCTACTGAAGATATATATCCCATTTTCCTGGTTATTTTTGTACCATCATCATTTCTTTTGATTATTTCATCACTATCGATTGACATTTCTTCTTCAAGATAGTTATTAAAGATATCAATCAACCTTTGATCATTAGTCTCTGTAATTGTTAAGACTTTATCAAAGTTGATTATGTAAATGTCATCATCAGATATTTCAATCCATGGTTTAACTTTTAGATGCATCCCATGAGGATGATTAATAACCTTCATCATCAAAGGATTTTGTAATATTAATAGAGTTTCATCTTCCTTTTCTTCTGGCAACACTAGTGCAAATATTTCTTCTCCAGAAATAAGTTTTATGATTCCATAAAATTCTTCTGGTAATTCTACACTTTTAGGTTTTTCTTTATAAAAAAAGTTTTTTATTTTTTGAAATATTTTCATTAATTTTTTAGTGGTATGTTTACGATATCATAATTAAAATTCTCTTCGTTATAAACTTTAATTCTTTCTATCAAATGATTAAGTGTATAATTTTTCCTGGACTTGTAGCTGATGTCGTCAGCAATATCATATAATGTTGCTTTTGTTTTATTGTTTCCTTTCCTGAGAACTCTACCAATTGATTGGAGATTTCTGATTCTTGACTTAGAAGGAGAAGCAAAGATAACATTATGCAGATTTTTGATGTTAATGCCGGTAGAGAAAGTTCCGTATGATGCCACAATAATTGCATCATTCTCTTTTTCTGTAATCTCTCTTACCCGTTCTCTATCTTCAGTAGCTACACCACCATGAACAAAGAATACATGACGATCGTCAATCCTGTTGCTATTTATCAATTCATATAGTGGTTGACCATGACCTTCTACTCTCGAAAATAAAATTAAAGTATTGCCCTTAAGATCCAAAGCAAGATTGCGTATGAATTTGTTTCGTCTTTCGTGATTGATTATATACTGAACTTCTTCCTCAAAGTTTTCAAATTTATGTGCAGGGTGCTTCAGTAGAAGCACATTAATATCCAACTTAGCAACATGACCTTTGGCCATGAGTTCTTCAGTACGAATAATTTTATATGATGGTCCAAAGAGACCTTCCAAAACCCACTTATGAGTTTGTGTACCATCAAGTGTCCCTGTGAAACCAAAACGATACTTTGCATCAGCAAGTTTTGACATTATAGATATTAAAGACTTCGATTTAAATTGGTGTGCTTCATCTCCAACGACCACATTAAATCTTGAAAAGTATTTGCGGGGAAGTTTGTAGATGGACTGCCAGGTGGTAATAATCACCTGAGAATCGGTCTCTCTTTCACGTCCCGCATATATTTTGTGGCAAAATGAACCTACATCCCAACCATAGTCTTCAAAATCTTTATACATCTGTTCTACTAGCGAAGTCGTCGGAACGACTATCAGAATATTTTGTTGCCTCTCAACGTAATATCTCACAAGAGAATATATCATCAGAGACTTTCCAGAAGCAGTTGGGGATATCAACAGCTTTCTATTATGTCTTAGGGCGTCGTATACTCCCTCTACTTGGTAATCACGGGGAGAATACTTGCAAATAGCATTCATATAATCTTTCACACCCTCCTTTGAAATCATATCATTTGTTTCAAAAGGAGTACCATAAAACTTATTATTTAAAAATTCATAGCTATAATCATGAGACTCACAAAAACTTATAATTTTATCTAACAAGCCGACATAAATCTCACCAGTCTGCGTATTAAATAAACGAATTTTTCCATCCCAATACTTGCTGCGATACTGGGGCATAAATTTGGCACCGGGAACCTCAAACGTGAACTGATCTGCAAGTTCGTAATAAACGTGAGGTTCTGCCTTTACTTGTAAATATACTTCATTCTTCTTCTGTATTATCAAATGTGACATAATCCATAAGATTCACCTATGAATATTTAGTCCATATTTTGAAACTGATATTCAAGAACAAGTCTATAAAAATTATCTCTCATAGCAATTAAATCTTCCTGTTCTTCTGGATCTCCTCCAGGCCAATTTTTCACTGCCATAGATAGACCTTTATGAATCATTCGAATTCCACGAATGTTCATTTCTATACTATAATATTCGTCGTCTTCTTCGTACATTAGTTGAATCCTGCTTGGAACCTGTGCCATTCGATGGCATTTTTTATTTGGAAAGTTCTATTGGCAATCGTTTTAATAATTTCCTCCAAGAACTTAAGCATTACATCATAGTAACGAATCTTGAGGTCAATACTATTTAACTTATCATCAGCTTCCATATATCTCTGAAGGGATTCTTTATCTCTAACTTTGTATGGGAAAGGATCTTCTACATAAACTTCTGCTGGTGCTTTTCCGCTATAATAATTATATCTTTCTAATCGAACGCGATTGTATTTTTCTCTTGCTTTTTCTCGAAGAAGAGTAATTGTGTTATAAAGAGTATAATACTTTGAATGGAGTTGAGGTATCTTGAGTGACTCATCATGTAAATTATCAGGATCAATGACAGCATCGTTCTGCCACATCTCCTGAATTTTGTCAAGGTCCATCATAAGGGTGTTCTTCCGTCAGGTTTTAATATATTATACACAGTATACTTGAAAGTGACCTCAGCTGTAAAGTATGTCGTATCTGCTTCGGTGGCCTCAAATTCCAATGATGTTAAGAAAACTGGAAATAAATCTCTAAATTTTACAATAGCAGTATCCCGAAAGTTACTATTTAAAATATGCAAACTACCATCACTGAATGCTTCTTTGGGATCGGTGACTCCTCGATCATTAGTAATCAAATCCCTATAGTCTTGAGTGCTTTCTGGATACCCTAAACCAGTCAACCAATTATGTATTGACATATAATTCTCAAGATTTTCATCTACCAAAAATCTCAGTGTAAGATCTCCATATGTCAACTTATCACCGGGGACATCAACATCTTTTAGGTATGATGGTTGCACCGCTGTCCCTAAACTAATTTCTGGAATTCTAGCAGAATTGCAAAAGAAAGCTGCTTTGGGTTCTTTGGCTAAAGAAAATTTAAATCCAACAGGCGATAAAAAATTTCTATTCTCTATCTGATTGTCAAGTGCAGATGCCATTGTTTTTATTTGTATTTAGATAAAAAAAGGACCCCATAGTGGGGTCCTCGTATAACCTTTTGAATCCGATGGATCACATGAGGTTTTCAACGGTAACGCGACGATAGTAGCGGTTAGCGTTAGCGGTAAGAGCAGCGGTGGTACCGTCTGCTGCACCGGAGAGAGCGCCAGAGTTAGCGAAAGGATTAGCAACGACTCCATAACGAGTCTTAAATCCGATCTTAGGCTGGAAGGTGTTCTCACCAACGGCACGAACCATTTGGAGAGGAACATATGGGCAATAGAACAGACCTGCGTCATAAGGTGAAGTACCCTTATAACCAACAACGTAGTACTGGTTGCCGTTTGCTGCGTTAGCAGAAGTGAGGTTTGCAGAATAAGGATCGATGTATACACGATACTTACCTTGCAGAACACCAGCGAAGGTGTTACCAGTGTCATCAACGTTCAGGTTAGCGTTGAGTGCAGGGGTGTAGTCGAGAACACCAGCCATGGTCAGTGCAGAAGCAACGTCTGCAGAGCACATGATGATGTTGCCCTTTCCTCTACGAGTTCTTTGTGCGATTGCGTTAGCATCACGCTCGATTTGGAACAGAAGACCCTTGAACTTCTCAACAGACCAACGACCATTGGAGTCGATGTCGAGGTCAAATACGCCAGGTGTTGCTACATTGTTTGCAGCACCTTGCTCAGCGACCTTGTAGATTGTTCTGATGACTTCACGGTTGATTTCAGCAAGAATCTCAGTTGACAGAATGTTTGCCAACTCAGCTTCTGCATTCAGACCGTGAATTGCCTTGAGGTCTTGTGCCAGTTCCAAGGAGTACTCTGCCTTCAGAGCTCTGGACTTAGCGGTAACGGTGACCTTCTCGATCGAGAATGCCATCTCGTTGAAATGTCCCTCAGTACCGTCTCCGAGGTTCTCTGCCTCGTCGGTACGCATACCCTGACCTACAGTGTAGGTGGTTCCAGTCTGAGAACCTTCAGGGTTAAGGAGACCAGGGTTGGTTCCTTGCTGTGCGGTAGTACCCAAACCAACAGCACCACCAGTGAATCCTGCGGTGTTGTCGAAGTTTGCGGACTGACCAGAGAATGCGGTATCTGCTTCGTCGAACAGTGCCTCGGTGCCACCCTGAGAGGAGTAGCGGGAACGCATTGCGAAGATGAGTCCAGTAGGACCACTCATTGGTTGAACGCCTGCGAGGTCATATGCGACCAGGTTAGGCATTGCACGTCT